CTGCCTTCAGGAATTGACTTGATGTTCCACCGGACTTAACAAGTGATGTTGCTGTTAAAATTCCAACAACTCTAACATTACCCAAAACATCTAATTTAACATTTGGATTTGTGGTTCCTATACCAACATTTGAAAGTGTATGAATACCAGCATTTGTTGTAACCCACTGAGTGCTAATACCACTACCACCACCTCCACCTGTTGCAGTGAATGTTAATGATTTTGGATTACTAGTATTGTTTGCTACGATTGTTATTCCACTACCAGCAACGAGGTTTAATGTTTCTTCACCAGTAGCTTGTACTTTATCATTAACATTACCACCAATAATTATTGGGTTGAATGATGATTCAGAGTTAATCAGAACTTCACCATTACCAAGATCTTGGACAGCAAATGGTGCTTTTGCAAATCTGATTGCTCTAACATTAGAAACTGCATCAGTAGAGTTAATACCAGCAGTTCTAGTACCAACTGTTAATGCAAACCCAACTCCAGTTAGTCCAGAACCATCACCATAAATCTTATAAGCAGTGACAATACCAGCAGCCAATACCGCTGTGTTAGCGGATGTTACGACAGCAGTTGGATTTGTTGTACCTATACCGACATTAGAAAGTGTATGAATACCAGCATTTGTTCTTGTCCAAGTTGTGCTTCCAGCAGAAACACCAATCAGTGAAGAACCATCTCCATAAAATTTGGTTGCACTGACAATTCCAGTTGTACCATAAATCGTTACACCAGATCCAACCTTAAGAACATCTGTTGTACCATCGAGTGTAATTGAGGCGGTGCCAACTGTTAGAATTCCTGTAACTCTGGCATTACCAGTTACAACAAGTTGAGTTGTTGCTCCACCAACAACAGTATTTCCAAAGGTAGCAATACCAGTATATCTGATATTTGTGCCACTCAGAGTTGTGACTACACCAGTAACAATATTACCAGTGGTAGCATTAAGTGTAGTTAAGTTACCAGTCGTATAAGTGGCGTTAGAACCACTTAAGGTTGTGACTACGCCAGTAACAATATTTCCAGTCTGTAAAGTACCAGTATTATAGAAGGCATTAGTACCAGAAATCGTGGTAACAACACCAGTAACTATGTTTCCAGTCTGAAGGGTACCAGTATTGTAGAAGGCACTAGTACCACTAAGTGTGGTAACAACACCAGTAACAATATTTCCAGTCTGTAAAGTACCAGTATTATAGAAGGCATTAGTACCAGAAATCGTTGTTACAATACCAGTAACAATGTTTCCAGTCTGTAGAGTACCAGTATTATAAAAAGCATTAGTACCCGAAATCGTGGTAACAACACCAGTAACAATGTTTCCAGTGGTAGCATTAAGTGTAGTTAAGTTACCAGTCGTATAAGTGGCATTGGTACCACTGAGTGTGGTAACAACACCAGTAACAATGTTACCAGTGGTAGCATTAAGTGTAGTTAAGTTACCAGTCGTATAAGTGGCATTGGTACCACTGAGTGTGGTAACAACACCAGTAACAATGTTACCGGTCTGAAGGGTACCAGTATTGTAGAAGGCACTAGTACCAATAAGTGTGGTAACAACACCAGTAACAATGTTACCTGTTGTGGCATTGGCAGTACCAAAGTTACCAGTGGTATAAGTCGCATTAGAACCACTTAAGGTTGTGACTACGCCAGTAACTATGTTGCCAGTCTGAAGAGTACCAGTATTATAAAATGCATTAGTACCAGAAATCGTAGTAACAACACCAGTTGCAATATATCCAGTAGTAGCATTAATCGTTGGTAAGTTTGATGTACCAGTAACATTCAAACTTCCAAGTGTACCAACAGAAGTCAGTGAAGAGTTTACAACACCACTCCCAAGAGTTGTAGAACTTAAGACTGATGTTCCATTAATCTCATACTGCTTACCAGAAACAAGGTTCCAATCTTCACTTGATGTCAGAGCACTAGCAGTATTATTCCAAGTGATTGTCTTACGAATACCAGTAGAACCAATGCCAATTCCAGCACCATCAAGAAGAGCATTAGTTCCTACAGTAGTTGCAATACCTACATTAAAATCAGCAAGTTCAATTGTTGTAGAGTTGACAACAAATTGAGTACCATCAACATACAAGTCACCTTTAATTCTTACTGCACCAGTATTATCTCCAACTGCTGCCGGATCAATAATAAGTTCTGAAGGGCCTTGAATTTGACCAGTTAATTTAATATCACCAACTACATCTAATTTTGATGTTGGATTTGTGGTTCCTATTCCAACAGAACCAGAAACATAAGCACCACCATTAACCTGAAGTGGTTGTGATGCTGTTCCTGTTAAACTATTTGTATTAATTAATGTTGTACCATTAACGGCAAGTTTTACTGTTGGGTTTAATTGAGTATATCCAACACCAACATTACCAGTTGCTCTTGCAATATTGAGTGCATACTGAACTACTGAGTTTTCAAGAGTTCCAATTGTAAATGTATCTTGAGAACTATCATATCTTATGATACCTCCGTATGCGGGAGTATCAAATTCTGTAATAACAATATCTCTTGTTCCAGTTCCACCAGAACCCCCATCAATTCTTAATAGAGTTCCTTGAGTTCCACTAATATGAAGTGGGTTTTGTGGATTTGTATTTCCTATACCAAGATTACCAGAAACATAAGCACCACCAGTAACTTGAAGTCTTTGTGATGAGGTTCCTGTTAGTGTTCTGGTTCCAATCAAAAGTGAATTTGATTCTATTATATTAGAAGTAGAACTCATCTCCAAGAATGTAGTGACTCCTATTACCGCACCAGAATAATTTCTCCTATTTCTAAATATTATTCTTTCATTGGTATCAACATCATCATTAACTTCAAGAACTAAAGATCCAGTATTTGTTCCAGATGGAGATTCACCAAAGATTTGCCATCCATCATTATCACCCATTGTTTGTCTAATGGCATATTGTGGATTTGCAGTTGTTGTTCCAAATCCAACACCAGTTGGATTTTGTGGGAGAAGCAGTGCAGCATTTAAATTAACATTACTTGCAAAAGTAGAAACACCAGAGACATTTAATTGAGTAACTGATAAGGTTGTTACGACACCAGTAACGATATTTCCAGTGGTAGCGTTAAGTGTGGTTAAATTACCAGTCGTATAAGTGGCATTAGAACCACTTAAGGTTGTTACGACACCAGTAACGATATTTCCAGTGGTAGCGTTAAGTGTGGTTAAATTACCAGTCGTATAAGTGGCATTAGAACCACTTAGAGTTGTGACTACACCAGTAACAATGTTACCCGTTGCGATTGTAGCAGTTCCAGAAGTGAATAATGTCGTTACGATACCAGTAACAATGTTACCGGTCTGAAGGGTACCAGTATTATAAAAAGCATTAGTACCAGAAATCGTGGTAACAATACCAGTAACGATATTACCAGTAGTAGCATTGGCGGTTGTAAAGTTTCCAGTGGTGTAAGTTGCGTTAGAACCACTAAGTGTGGTAACAACACCAGTAACAATGTTACCCGTTGCGATTGTAGCAGTTCCAGAAGTGAATAATGTCGTTACGATACCAGTAACAATGTTACCAGTCTGTAAGGTACCAGTATTATAGAAGACATTGGTACCACTGAGTGTAGTAACAACACCAGTTACAATGTTACCTGTTGTGGCATTGGCAGTACCAAAGTTACCAGTGGTATAAGTGGCATTAGAACCGCTAAGTGTGGTAACAACACCAGTAACGATATTACCAGTAGTAGCATTGGCGGTTGTAAAGTTTCCAGTGGTGTAAGTTGCGTTAGAACCACTAAGTGTGGTAACAACACCAGTAACAATGTTACCAGTCTGTAAGGTACCAGTATTATAGAAGACATTGGTACCACTGAGTGTAGTAACAACACCAGTTACAATGTTACCTGTTGTAGCATTAGCGGTTCCAAAATTACCAGTGGTATAAGTGGCATTAGAACCGCTAAGTGTGGTAACAACACCAGTAACGATATTACCCGTTGCGATTGTAGCAGTTCCAGAAGTGAATAATGTCGTTACGATACCAGTGACAATTCTACCAGTCTGTAGAGTACCAGTATTGTAGAACGCATTGGTACCAGAAATCGTGGTAACAACACCAGTTACAATGTTACCTGTTGTAGCATTAGCGGTTCCAAAGTTTCCAGTCGTATAAGTGGCATTGGTACCACTTAAGGTTGTGACTACACCCGTTACGATGTTACCTGTTTGAAGGGTACCAGTGTTATAAAAAGCATTAGTACCAGAAATCGTGGTAACAATACCAGTAACAATATTACCAGTGGTAGCATTAAGTGTAGTTAAGTTACCAGTCGTACTATTTAAATTCGTGATGGTTCCTACACCACCATTAACATTGCCACTAAAAGTAATTGCAGTTATTACACCCGTGATTCTAGTATCACCGAGTACATCTAATTTTGCTGTTGGAACAATCGTACCTATACCAACTCTTTGAGTATTGGTAGCTCTTAAAACCTCAAGACCATCAGTATTGAGTCTAATTGTTCCATTCGATCCAGTATCATCAATCGCAATTGATGTATCACCGATTTGTAAAGCACTGGTTTGAAGAACAGATGCTGTCAGGATACCACTAACATTCAGATTACCATCAATATTAGTCTCGGAATTTCCAGATGGATTGATATTAATATTTCCAGAAGTTGATGTGATTTCATTTCCAGAAATTTGTATATTTCCAACTGTTAGATAAGTTGGGGTTAACGTATTTGTATTTGTTCCGTCTGTAACATTTAAGTCAGAAAGACTATTCAGTGTAAAGTTCTGCCCACCAAAGTTTACAGTTCCTGCTTCCTGATTAACATAAAATGCATCACCAACTCTAAAGTCACCAGACTGATCGATCGATACAAAATAAACATTTGCATTATTAGTCTTAACAACTTCTGCTGCCTGATTGACTAATGATACATCTTGACTAAAATCTTTTCCGGATCCGATGTGTCCGAAGTTAAATGCAAACATTCGGAGACCAACACCTGGTCCATCTGCACTGATACCAGTATTACCGAAGACTACAGCAGATCCAATCGATCTCATTTCAGCACCAAACTGCTGATAATCTGCTAATGTAATCTTGGTTGCAGTTGCAATACCTACACCAGAACGAACCCAACGAATATCTTGTGCTGGAATTGAACTATCAATAAAGGAAGTACTTGCAGAAGCACCATCAAGATGGAGAAGAAGTTTATCACTACCATCAGAATTAAACTGAGTCGTTGATGGAGTGAAGGTTGCAGTATATCTTGCAGTATTTGAAATTCTAACTTCGTCTATATAACCAACAAATGCATTAGTACCAGAATTATCAGCACCAATTGTCAGTTGTCCAGTGTTGTTAATCGCAGAAGAATTTGTCTCTGTAGTTCCAAGTGCAGTTCCATTTACATAAGCAGTAATCGTTGAACCTGAACGAACTAATGCAATATGAGTCCAAGTATTGATTGAAATCGAACCACCAAAAGTTGTAGAAGCACTACCAAAGAAATTGCCAGTTACAACACCACTTTCCAATGAAAAGTGATATCTACCGGTTGTTTCAGTTCCCAATGCAAACAGATGACGACTTCCAGTTACACTTGTAGGATAAATCCATGCTTCTGCAGTAAAGTTTCCAGCGAATGTAAAGTCTGATCCACCTTCACATCTTGCATAGTCTCCTGTACCATCAAGATATAACGATGCAGTTCCAATCTTTTTCTGCAGTGTCGATAACTGAGCATCACCATAAGCAGTTACAGTCTTGCCAAGTCTTGATGTTGGGAGTTCAAATAGTCCCTCACCTTTTGCAGTAATAGAAGAAAGACCAGTTGCTGAGGTATAACTTCTAACAGTACCGAAACCTAGTGCTTCTTTATAAGATATATTTCCACTGGTGGTTGCAGAACCACCCATTGTAACAGAGAATGTATTGACACCAACATACCCAGTAACGCGATAGAATCCATCAGTTGCTGTTCCCGAAGTAAAGTCAGCAAAGATTCGATCACCAACTGTTAGTCCATGACCAACTCTGGTAATTGTAAGAGCAGTTCCTACCTGAGAATAAGTACCAGACCGATAGTTTGCTTCAAGGTAATAAAGTTCGTCATTTGCTGCGGGAGTTGATCCAGTTAAACCACTTGTCTTAACTCTTACATATCCAGTGCTTCCTACACCTACTGATCCATCATAAGCACGAATTCCTTTATCTGCAAAATAACTAAAGCAGTTAACCCATTCGGTTCTACCACCATTTGTCATCTCAAGAGCAGTGTTATTCGGACAAATGAATGTACATTCATTGAATAACATTGCTGGTTCAAGTGTGGTTGGATCAACTACACTACCATCGATTAAAACACCACGACCTGCTTTATATGAAGTTGGTGGTGAATGAGCAGTATCAAATCCATATGGATCTGTTGCAGAAGTTATTGAACCTTTATTAAGTACAGTAACTCTCTGAACATAAGGGGAACGAGTTGTGGTCTTAGAATTATTGGCAAACTTGAATGCATAACCAGGTTCATTGATATTACCAATGGTCAAATCTTCAATAGTGGTTTCTCCATTTAATAAGAAACCATCATTTTGTCTTGTTCCTGATGTAGGTTGAACAAATGTACCACGAAGTCCCGTACCTTTAACATTTACACCTACAGGAATTGTAAGTGGAAAAACTTCAGTAAACGTACCTGACTGAACAAAGATTGTATCTCCAGACGTTGATACACTTAATGCTTTAGCAATCGTTGCAAATGGTCTGTTGATGGTAGTTCCTGCATATCCATCATTACCATTCGTCGAAACATAATATGTCTTTCCAGGAGCATTTAAGTTTCCATCAAGTAAAGTAACTGCCGTTACTATACCTGCTTGAATTGTAACACCTACACCTACTTCTAAACCGCGCTTTACCCTAAAATTCTGGTCTGCCAAGGTTCACTATCCCCTATGGTTCTTTTATGTATTTATCAAACCACGATTGTATTAAATTGAAGTTTAAAGGTTGTTGCTGAAGAACTTGCAGGGGTAGCAAGTAATCTAATGTTCCCACCAGAGATGTCTACATCATAAGTCGCAACTGCAGAATTATTATAAACAGATCCATATTCGGTTAGATAAGCAGTTGTGCCGTTATGAACTACAAGTATTTTTGTAGTATGGAAATTAGTATTCTGAGTTGCTTGAACAATGTACTCGACGGAACGATAAGAAGCAGCTGCAATAGAATGAATTCCAACTTGAGATGTTGATAATGTTGTTGCAGTTGCAGATCCTATTCTGCTTGAAGTTGTATCATGAGTTGGTGCAGTTATTATACCAGAAACATTTGCATTAGTGTAAGTTAAATTAGTACCACTAATTGTAGTAACAACACCAGTTACAATATTACCAGTGGTAGCGTTAGCAGTCGTAAAGTTACCAGTGGTATAAGTGGCGTTAGTACCACTTAATGTAGTGACAACACCAGTTACAATATTACCAGTGGTAGCGTTAGCAGTCGTAAAGTTACCAGTGGTATAAGTGGCGTTAGTACCACTTAATGTAGTGACAACACCAGTTACAATATTTCCAGTGGTAATATTAGCGGTTCCAAAATTACCAGTGGTATAAGTAGCGTTAGAACCACTTAGAGTTGTGACTACACCAGTAACAATGTTACCCGTTGCGATTGTAGCAGTTCCAGAAGTAAATAGTGTCGTTACAATACCAGTTACTATATTACCAGTCTGTAGAGTACCAGTGTTATAAAAAGCATTAGTACCAGAAATCGTGGTAACAACACCTGTTACGATGTTACCAGTGGTAGCGTTAGCAGTCGTAAAGTTACCAGTGGTATAAGTGGCATTAGAACCACTCAGAGTTGTGACTACACCTGTTACGATATTTCCAGTGGTAGCGTTAGCAGTCGTAAAGTTACCAGTGGTATAAGTGGCATTAGAACCACTCAGAGTTGTGACTACACCTGTTACGATATTTCCAGTGGTAATATTAGCGGTTCCAATATTAGCAGTGGTATTATTAATCGTACCTAAAGTGCTTACACCAGTAGCATTAATGTTTGATATTGTTAATTGGTTGTTAGTTAATAGTGTTACACCATTAATCTCATAAACTTTACCAGAAGCAAGGTTAAAGTTCTCACTTGACTTTAATGCAGTATTAGTGTAGTCCCAAGTTAAGGTTTTTCTACTTGCAGTAGATCCGATACCAATACCAGCACCATCAAGAAGTAAATCTGATGTAACTGTACCAGCAATGCCAACAACAAAATCCGCAAGTTCAATTGCTGTTGAATTAACAACAGTTTGTGTACCATCTACATATAAATCACCTTTAATTCTAACTGCACCAGTATTATCACCAACACCAGCAGGATCAATCGTAATTACTGATGGACCACTAATAGTATTTGTATCGATATTAATTCCAAATCCAGAATTTCCAGTGGAGAGTCTGGTTGTTGCTGTTACTACACCAGAACTAATTGTAACTCCAGTACCAACGTTAAGTTGAGTTGTAAATGTACCAACACCAGAATAATTAAGATGAGTACCTGAGATAAAAGTAACTACACCAGATACAATATTACCAATAGTAGCGTTAGCAGTCGTAAAGTTACCAGTGGTATAAGTGGCATTAGAACCGCTAAGTGTGGTAACAACACCAGTAACAATGTTACCTGTTTGAAGGGTACCAGTATTGTAGAACGCATTGGTACCACTTAAGGTTGTGACTACACCTGTTACAATATTACCAGTGGTAGCATTAGCGGTTCCAAAATTACCAGTCGTATAAGTTGCATTGGTACCACTTAAGGTTGTGACTACACCAGTAACAATGTTTCCAGTGGTAATATTAGCGGTTCCAAAATTACCAGTGGTATAAGTTGCATTGGTACCACTTAAGGTTGTGACTACACCAGTAACAATGTTTCCAGTAGCAATCGTAGCTGTACCAGAAGTGAATAAGGTGGTTACGATACCAGTTACAATGTTTCCAGTGGTAGCGTTAGCAGTCGTAAAGTTACCAGTGGTATAAGTGGCATTAGAACCACTCAGAGTTGTGACTACACCTGTTACGATATTTCCAGTGGTAGCGTTAGCAGTCGTAAAGTTACCAGTGGTATAAGTGGCATTAGATCCAGAAAGAGTTGTTACGACACCAGTAGTAACATTTGCCGTATTAATGGTGGCAGTGCCAGAAGTAAATAGTGTAGTTACGATACCAGTAACGATTCTACCAGTCTGTAAAGTACCAGTATTGTAGAAAGAATTAGTACCCGAAATCGTGGTTACAATACCAGTAACAATGTTACCTGTTTGAAGGGTACCAGTGTTATAGAAAGCATTGGTACCAGAAATGGTAGTTACAACACCTGTTACAATGTTTCCAGTGGTAATATTAGCGGTTCCAAAATTACCAGTGGTATAAGTGGCATTAGAACCACTCAGAGTTGTGACTACACCTGTTACAATATTACCAGTGGTAGCATTAGCAGTTCCAAAGTTTCCAGTCGTATAAGTTGCATTGGTACCACTTAAGGTTGTGACTACACCAGTAACAATGTTACCTGTTTGAAGGGTACCAGTGTTATAGAAAGCATTGGTACCAGAAATGGTAGTTACAACACCTGTTACAATGTTTCCAGTGGTAGCGTTAGCAGTCGTAAAGTTACCAGTGGTATAAGTGGCATTAGAACCACTCAGAGTTGTGACTACACCTGTTACAATATTACCAGTGGTAGCGTTAGCAGTCGTAAAGTTACCAGTGGTATAAGTGGCATTAGATCCAGAAAGAGTTGTTACAACACCAGTAACAATATTACCTGTTGTAGCATTAGCGGTTCCAAAATTACCAGTGGTGTAAGTTGCATTGGATCCAGAAAGAGTTGTTACGACACCAGTAGTAACATTTGCCGTATTAATGGTGGCAGTGCCAGAAGTAAATAGTGTAGTTACGATACCAGTGACTATATTACCTGTTACGATTGTAGCAGTTCCAGAAGTGAATAATGTCGTTACGATACCAGTAACAATGTTACCTGTTTGAAGGGTGCCAGTATTATAAAAAGCACTAGTACCAGAAATCGTGGTAACAACACCAGTTACAATGTTACCTGTTGTGGCGTTGGCAGTTCCAAAGTTTCCAGTCGTATAAGTAGCATTAGAACCGCTAAGTGTGGTAACAACACCTGTTACAATGTTTCCAGTAGCAATCGTAGCTGTACCAGAAGTAAATAGTGTGGTTACAATACCAGTAACAATGTTACCTGTAGTAATATTAGCAGTTCCAATATTAGCAGTAGTATTATTAAGGGTTCCAATTGTACCAATACCACTAACGTTAAGGTTAGGTACTGTTAATGTTGTAGCACTTAATACTTCGGTTCCATTAATTTTATATACTTTATTAATCGCTAGATCAAGATTTTCACTAGATTTTAAAGAAAGTGTTGGATAGTTCCAATTAAAACTTTTACGAACAGCAATTGTACCTAAAGCAAATCCAGCTCCATCAAGAAGCACATCAGTATTTGCAGCAGTTGCAATTCCGATTTCAATATCTACAATATCAACAATATTAGAATTGACAATAGTTTGTGTGCCATCTACATAAAGGTCACCCTTAATTCTTACAGCACCAGTGTTATCACCAATGCCTGCTGGATCAATAAAAATAATTGATGGTCCACTAATTGTATTGGTGGTAATATTGATACCTTCTCCAGGAACACCTGTAGACAATCTTGTTGAAGCTGTGATTATGCCACTAGGTGTCAAACTAACTCCAGATCCAACTCTTACTAAACTATTAAATGTACTGATTCCAGTAACATAAAATCCATTGAGTACATTAACAACGTTTTGTCCAGTTGAAGATCCTAATCTTAGATCTCCAGATACACTATTAATTGTTATCGAATCATCAAGTGCTAAGCGTAAATCTTTAATAAATGCTGCACTATCTCCAAAAATAGTTCCAACAAATGTACTGCTTCCAGTAATAAGAACGTTACCATCTACATATAATTTTTGTGCAGAATCTGTACTACCAATAGCAACATCACCAGAGCTATTGATGACAAATTTTGTTATATCTGGATTTGTCTCATCTTCAACTACAAAAGCATTACCAGAACCCGTCTGAGTAATACGAACCATATCTGATGATGTGGTTCCTGAAAATAGTCCAGCAATATTACTCGAAGTTGGAACTACATGAAACTTTGCTCCTACATTCTGAGTTCCAACACCCACAAGATTATCATAGTAAATTGATCCTGCACCAAAGTTCTCCGCCCAAGGTGTTAATAAAGCAATGGTTGTACCTATTCCAACACCAGCAGTGTCTCTCTTTGCCCATAGGTAACCATCATAAAAGTTAAGAGCTAATTCACCTAGTTGTAAATCCGATACCTGGGGTCTCTTTCCTGTTACAGCAGACCTTTTTAATCTAATTGGAGTTGCCATTTATCTTAAGACGGTATGTACCTTTTTTGCAGTATATACTGCTTATCTTAGACTATCCAGGTTCACTATCCCCTATGGTTCGTCTTTATATGTATTTATTAACTGGCGTTATTCCTTCTTGGACGATATGCAAATAAATTAGTTGGTGGATCAGGTTTCATCCAGTTCTTAATTTTTTCATATCTTTCCATAGAAAAAAACTCCTGTGAGAAGTACCAGTCTTCCCAAGGAGTATGTCCCTTATTTTGATTACAGGAATGACAGCAGCAGACGACATTCTTCGTAAAATCCATTCCACCTTTTGATTGTGGAACAATATGATCGATTGTTAGGTTCTCTTCAGATTCACAATAAGCACATTTATGATTCCAACTTTCCTTTATCTTTTGCCTCCACATTCGTTTCGCTTCTCCTGGACTTGTTGCATGTAAATTAAACAAGTATTCTTTTGGAGAATGTAGAGGTCCCATAAGTGCTTGCGACTTATGATTATTTATCGTGCTTTTTCTTACAGGCACCACGAGCATATGCTCTTGCCATACTATCTACATTTGAACAAGGTTTCCCAGTCTCTCCACAATAAGGGCACTTTACATCAGGTGGATCATTAGGATACTTAAACTTACTCATACAATGACAGGTTGCTGTTTACCCTCTGGAAGTTTGATCTGAGGCAATTTATCTGGTTCACGAACCTCCCAAGAACCACCAACACCACCATCCATATTTACTACGATCTCATTGGTTGGCAATGCCTTAGGAATCTCAACATCAATCACTGGACTCATGAGTGTTTTATTTTTTACAATTTCACGATTTGGTCCGTCTAGATGCATCATCATTCTTGCATCTTCAAAATTACCACAATCACAAATTTTTTTATGAGTTCTTTTTTCTCTTACTGAAAAATAATCTTCACTATTGTACTTGTTCATGATGTTGCTTCAGATCTGGATTTGACTGAGATGAAATTACAGGATTGCGACTACGATTTTTAATAACAATAAAAGAATCGTTCTGATAAGTTACAGATCCAAATGGTTTTGCCCACTTTGGATTTGCATCTGGATGAGTAGATGTTCCTGTATACGCTACACCACCTACCTCAACACGAATATCATCGTATGAATCCCAATTTAATTCTTGAAGAGCAATGGCAAGTTGTCCCAACCAAGGAGACGGTTTCTTACCCATCACATTCTCTTCTGGTTCTAGATTTCCAATCATCGTATGTTTCATTCTTCTGATCATTATAACGTGAATTTTGCAATATGTAAAGTTGTGGCCAAGTATCACGAATGATCTCGGCCAACTTATAAGGAGTTTCAGATGTAATCATTTAGTATGTTATGCTTGTGCTTCAGTCCAGGATAGACGTGCAAAGATTTTTGCATCACCACCCTCAAGAGTATTCGCAATAATTGCTAACACATCAGGTCCATCTGGATAAGGTGCTGAATTTACAGGTGCTCCACCACCACCCAGAATAGAATTACCCAAATCTCTAAGTTGAGTAAGATCCAGAGAGTTTACACCAGTTCCGACAAAAAATCCAGAGATAACTTCTCCACCTGTAACAGTAACGGGTCCTGTTGCCGAGTGAATTTGTGCCAATGATGAATTCACAACGTTTGCAGCACCACCAACAGCATTTGTCCAGTTTGCGGCAGTTGAAATCCCAACAGGATTCAAAATAGCCTGAACGAGAAGTCTCTTATCAGAACTAATATCAAGTGCTCTCAGAGTTAACTGCATTCGATTGACAAGTTCTCTTGTTCCAAAAATACCAGTCTGACCATTATCGACAGATGGTGCCACTCGAATTGCAAGAAGCAAACTTCTTGCTCCCTTACCACTAAGGGTAACTTCGTTTGACTGACCAAATGTAAAGATCAGAGATTTGTCATCATCAAATCTACCATCCATCATTACAGAAGTACCCCAGTGTGAAATGGTTGGACCAAAAGTTGGATAGGCAAGTTCAACAGCAGCTGCTGCACCAGGATTATTTGAGTCATAAGTAAATGCCTGTCCAGTATTAGCACCCATTGCTGGGAATGTTACAACACCTGCAGTAATTGGTCCAGTTGCTGCTTGGGATAGTGTAATGGCAGTCGGTGATGTAATTGCAGAAATCCATGTTCCGTCTGGAAAACTTGGATGGACTGCTCTCATACCAATTTGAAGGTTGGCAGTGGATCCTACTGCAGTGCAAGAGTTTGATCCTTGAGTAACTGTTAGAGTTACTGCCCCACCAGCTTTTGCTCTGCTAACTTGAGTAAACGCTGTAGTTCCAATGCCAGCATAATTTATATACTCATAAGTTTCTGCATCACGAATAACAAGTGTTCCTGTTGGTGGAAATCCAGCAGTGGTTGTAACACCAATAAATGTTTCCGAAGTACCAACACTTCTATTAATTTGAGTTGTTGGTGGAACTGCCTGAGATTCATAACGAGCTGGCAAATTACCAGATCTCATATATGCTTCGGTATTAATATTATTATTTGCTATCTTATGACAATAAAGAACATTTCCATCTGGACCACGAAGACCATATCTAATAAATCCTGCACCATACCATGAATAATCAATATACCACATTTGCATCTTACCAAGATCAAGAGTCATCCCCGATGGTCCAGTACCATTAAGTTTATCAATATTCCACTCTGATTGTGGAACTCTTAGATTAATAGTTTCAGATATATTGACATAATCTGCATTGGCACCACGATATGATGGAGAGATTGTCAATGATGTATCATTTGCAATATCAATGACACGATATGATTGTCCACGAATAACAACATAACTACCAATCTGTAATTGTTTTGAAAAGAAAGTTGGGAATGAAGAATTTGTTTGAGTTATTGTATTTGTGTTTTGTACTACACTAACTTTTCCAGAAAGTTGGAAAGTTGAACTTCTACGGACTGCATAAAGTTGTTGTCCATCATACTCAAAATACATTCCATTTTGTTCATCAAAAATGCCGAGTCTATTTGTAGCACCATACCAATTTGTTACGGTTACATAAGGAGTTCCACCAGTTGCAACTGTTGTAGCAGCTCCGATTGGTAAAGAATATTGGAAAGAATTATATCCAGTAACAGAAGTAATCGTGTAATTTCCATTATATGCAGTTTGAGCAGATCCTGTAATTGATATATTTGTACCAGGTTGGATATTATGCTGTTCTTTTGTAATGACATTTACAGTTGATCCAGCACTTACTCCAGTAGCACTAATAGAATCAATTTGTAAGTTTGGTCTTAGAATTGTACCAGAACTTACTTGAATGCCTTTACCAGACTGATAACGGAAATATCTTCTCGTCTGTCTGACCATTGTTTCAAAATTTCCATTGGCATTTGATGAGAAAATAACTCCACCATCATATGGTCTATGCAATACATTCCCCTGAGGAATAACATAAATTTCTCCACCACTTACAGTACCAGTTGGAATTGGATTTGTTGAAATAGCAACTTGGAATGCTCTGGCACTGCTAACACCAACAATTGAGAAAGATCCGTTAGGTGGATTAGTCGTTGCAGTTGTACCCCTAATTGCAACGTTGTTGCCAATTGCTAGTCCATGAGGAACTGTGGTAAAGAACGTTACAATTCCTGTTCCTGAATATTGAACTGCTGTTGGAGTTGATCCAATTCTAGCAGAGGTAAAGAGTAGAGCACTAGAAATTCCAGTTTTATTCGTATCAAAGATATTGGTAATGTTTGTAGTATTGGTCTGAGTTGCTGTATAAGTAAATATTGTATTTCCTGCACCACTTACAGATTCAACAATAAAATTGCCATTAGCAGGAGATAAGAACGTATCGGTAATGTTAACTGGAGTTCCAACAGAAGGAGCAGCACCAGCAAGTCCAACTCTTACGGTTCTAGAATTTGTTAAGAATTCAATAAAGTTAATTCCAGTAATATTAATTGGAGATGAGAAAGCAAAAGGTCTCTGATTAATTAATGCAAGATTTTCCCATTTCGTAGTTTGAGATCCATATTCAAAGTCAGTATCAATGAGTGCTTGTGGAGTTGATACTCTTAACTTATTAACAGGATCAGTATACTCCTCCGATGGCATAAATCTTTCATTATAGTCATCAAAGATAATGGCAAGTTTATCACTATCCGACATTGAAGTCGTATTAAACTGCAGTGTTATTTCAGTTGTATTTGCATTTGCAGCACCTGATGTTGTATAAGCAGTTGCTTTTAAAGTTGAATCAGTAAAATTATAAATTATTTGGTTTGTAGTTACGTTGGTGATAAGTACAAGTCTTTCCCTAGGGATAACTCTAGGAATGATAATTTTTTTCGATGCGGGAATAAATGTATATCCAGTTTCCAGTACTACCTTTCTTGCCATGATTAGCGAACACTTTTTTTCTATTTATAAAAAAAGGGGGGTGTCCCCCCGATTTTTATAGTGCATTTCCGCGAGGCAAAACTTCCTCTGGGAACACAAAGTTCTCATGAGGTTGATCTACTGGAGCCATCCAAGCACGAAGACCTTCATTAAGGAGGATATTCTTTGTGTAGAAAGTTTCAAACTCAGGGTCTTCTGCCGCTCTAATTTCCTGACTCACAAAATCGTAAGCACGAAGGTTAAGAGCCAAGCCAATAATACCAATGGAAGAAGTCCAGAGGCCCATAACTGGGACGAAGAGCATAAAGAAATGAAGCCAACGCTTGTTACTAAAAGCAATGCCGAATATCTGCGACCAAAAACGGTTCGCAGTAACCATTGAATAAGTCTCTTCCTCTTGAGTCGGTTCAAATGCTTTGAAAGTGTTCGCTTGATTGCCATCTTCGAATAATGTGTTTTCTACAGTAGCTCCGTGAATCGCACAGAGCAGTGCTCCTCCCAGTATACCAGCAACTCCCATCATATGGAAGGGGTTGAGGGTCCAGTTGTGGAAACCTTGTAGGAACAGAAGGAACCTGAAGATTGCTGCCACACCAAACGATGGAGCAAAGAACCAACTGGATTGTCCCAGAGGATACATCAGGAAGACACTGACGAAGACTGCAATAGGACCAGAGAACGCAATGGCATTGTAGGGTCTGATGCCCACCAGGCGGGCGATCTCAAACTGCCTGAGCATGAATCCAATCAGACTAAAGGCCCCGTGGAGCGCCACAAAAGGCCAGAGTCCCCCAAGTTGGAACCACCTGACGATATCCCCTTGAGCCTCAGGACCCCAGAGAAGAAGAAGAGAATGACCCATAGAATCTGCTGGAGTACTAACTGCCGCAGTAAGAAAGTTTGCACCCTCAAGATAGGAACTTGCCAACCCATGAGTATACCAACTCGTAACGAAAGTTGTCCCAGTAAGCCAACCACCAAGAGCAAGGTAAGCAGTGGGAAAAAGAAGAAGTCCAGACCAGCCAACAAAAACGAAACGATCTCTCTTAAGCCAATCGTCCAAGACATCAAACCATCCTCTCTGTGAAATTGGTTGTGAAAGTGTAGAAGAAGTCATAGCCTCCTGTGTTATTTCTCATATTTAGTTTACAATACTTCATAAAAGAAGTCAATGAGTATTACTGCTTATGCCGATCAAGGTAAAGTATAAACTCGGAAAAAAGACTCGCATCATCATACGCCTGCCCCAATATCATATTACATCTTCTACAAAGTAATTGACGAACCTTTCCAGTTTTATGGTCATGATCTACGCAAAGTTTTTTCCACTTACCATCACCAGGTTTTTTGCAAGTAGCACAAAGACCATTTTGAACCTCATACATTTCTTGATGTTCTTGAAGAGTTATACCATAGTTTCTCTTTAAGTCATTATTTCTTGTGCGCTCTGGATTTTCTTGATGTCGTGCTTTCACCCTCGCCTTATCACACTCTTTACAAGCAGAGTGCCTCCTCCCTGTCTTTTTATCACGCATATAAAACTCTGTAATGTGCTTCTCAACATCACAGGTCATACAAGTTCTATACAGGTCGGAGTATAGTTTAGTCATTCGTGTTTTCTTTCGTGCTTAATTATTTATAAAAAAAGGAACTCCGAAGAGTTCCCCTTTATTATATCACCCGATGGTTGGAGCAGTCAAGGCAACAGGAGTTGCTTCGGCAGCGGCAAGATCAAGTGGGAAGTTGTGAGCATTCCTTCTGTTTTAACCTCTGTCACCAGAGGGAGCGGACTATATCATCACTCATAAGAGTGTCGGACGCTAGTGGCGTATTACGGATGAAGCGTCATCCACCGCCTAGTCTCTGAACCTTCCTTACACGCTTGCAAGGCTTGGCTGCTGATTGTCTACAAGAGAGTTCCAGCAATTCATCCGATTTAACGAGCGCCATGCGTTCACAAAACGCTCGTGCATTACCTCCATTCCTAGACCAGCACGGTTGAGAACATCAGCCCAGGTGTTCAGAACACGACCCTGAGAATCCAGAATCGACTGGTTGAAGTTGAAGCCGTTGAGGTTGAAGGCCATCGTGGAAACACCAAGAGCAGTGAACCAGATGCCAACTACAGGCCATGCAGCAAGGAAGAAGTGAAGTGAACGAGAGTTGTTGAATGATGCATACTGGAAGATCAGACGACCAAAGTATCCATGAGCAGCAACAATGTTATAGGTCTCTTCTTCTTGACCAAACTTGTACCCATAGTTCTGTGACTCATTCTCAGTGGTTTCACGAACCAGTGAGGAAGTAACTAGAGAACCATGCATAGCAGAGAACAGAGAACCACCAAACACACCAGCAACTCCAAGCATGTGGAAGGGGTGCATCAGGATGTTGTGCTCTGCCTGGAACACAAGCATGTAGTTAAAAGTACCACTGATACCCAGAGGCATTGCATCAGAGAAAGAACCCTGACCAAAAGGATACACCAGGAATACTGCACTCGCAGCAGCAACAGGTGCAGAGTAAGCAACACAGATCCAAGGACGCATACCCAAACGATAGGAAAGTTCCCACTCACGACCCATATAAGCATAGATGCCGATGAGGAAGTGGAAGACGACCAGTTGGAAAGGTCCGCCGTTGTAAAGCCACTCATCTAGGGAAGCAGCTTCCCAGATGGGGTAAAAGTGCAGTCCAATAGCATTGGACGAAGGAATCACAGCACCAGAGATGATGTTGTTTCCGTACATGAGTGAACCAGCAACGGGTTCACGGATACCATCGATGTCCACAGGAGGAGCAGCGATGAATGCAACGATAAAGCAGATTGTTGCAGCAAGCAGGCAAGGAATCATCAGAACGCCAAACCAACCCACATAGAGGCGGTTATCAGTGCTGGTGACCCATTGGCAGAATTGTTCCCAAGTATTCGATTGTCGTTGTTGAGCGATTGAAGCAGTCATTGTTAGTAAAAGAAAAGTAAGACCATCAGGGAAATGGTGGTGTTACTATGCTCCCCGCACCCTCAGCGGGGATATGAGAGACGTGATTTATACACCCATAGGTCTCGGTTAGCGGGTGTGTGACAATGTTAAGAATTATGAGAAATCCGTAACATTTGTTTACCTATTTATAATACTACAAAAAAACCACCCTGTCAAGGGTGGTGGACAGTTTGGAAATTGGTCTACCTGTTGTAGACACCTCTTGGGAATACCTGTCCCTGTGATGGTCTTCTACCAGTCAACCAACCTGGTTGTGCCTGGGAAAGATCAAAATCCGTAGAATTATAATTATCAGTTTGAACCAAATCACTAGAATTACTAATTGTATAACCAGCAGTTGATTGTGCTAAAAAAGAAACTGTTGTAGCAACTCCTGCCGCTGCTGTAGTTAAATTTACGATTGTAAAATCAGCCATCAAACTTTCCTCGCACAGAACAGAAGTCCAGCAGTTTCATTATATTGACTATAAGATCCAGTGATAACTGTATAAACTTCAGATCCACTAATTGTAATTGTATCCCCTTGCTGAATGTTAGTAGCAGCAGTGGCATATCTAAAATCAATAATTACAAAATCATCAGGAAGATAATAAGGACAAGGAACTAAATTACCATTCAAAGGAATCCCTTTGATTACAGCATTATAGTTAACGGCAGAGCTAATGAATGTGGAAATTCCAGCACTATATCCATTACTGTCAGTTACATCCATTACAGATTTTGGATCAGAAGAACTTGATCTCCGTGTGAAAATTCTAGATCCAGTATAACTAACACCTTGATAATTAGTAGCAGGATCGGTTGTAAAAGTATCTAGTGTTTTTGATGTTGTATCAAAAGTATAGCAAATTTGACTAGAACTACTTCCAGTTGATCTAGACATATATCCACCTTCAGCAGTTCCATAACAAACTTCATATGTATTACTTCCACTATTTCTACCATTACCACCAACGAAAGTTCTGAATTCTAACCTTCCAGCAGTATTATTACCAGATGCTGAACAAGCATTTGGATGAATTGTAGTTAATCCTCCCAAGAAAACATGATCTAAATCCCATAAAGTTGAATCAAAATTATGAAGAATAAATGTTAAAAAGGTATTGTCGGTAATTGATGAATTAGCAACTGTTGGTTGAGAATATGAAAGAACAGCAAATCTTGGATCAATACCAGAACGATAGATATTTAATTTAAGAGCATGAGTTGTTGGTGAGTTTGATGTGGCAAATTGACCTCTAGTTGGGTCAAGTTGCGAATATCTTCCAAAATTACTTACGCTAGCTGTTGTTTCAAGATAATCAACACCAGATGAATATGGGGCCGCACTGGGAGTTCTATCAATACCACCAACACCAGCAAATCTTGTCCCATATCCAAGACCTCTATTGGTTATATTAGTAGCACCAGGTTGGAAAGCAGATCCACTTCCAATTAGCATTTGATAATTATTTCCATAAACCTGAAATGCTCTATAAGTAGTACCCTTTGCTTTGTTGGAGTTGATAACATGTCTCAATACACCCCATGGAGAATTAGTACCACCAGTTACTTGTTTAGCATAAAACTCATTAGTACTTCCAAATCCAGTTGGTGATGCACCTCCAGATACACTAACAGTAATTGCAATACCAACAGAACTGCCGACACTTGCTCCACTAATTTGAACTATTTCATTATTAACATATCCACTTCCTGGTCTATCAACATAAATTGCGTCAATTATTCCACTTCCATTTCTTGTAACATAAAAACTTGCCCCCGTTCCAACGCCAGAAGTTGATACTTGTCTAACATCTGGGAAAAAAGAAGATGCATATCCTGTAGTCGTACCACCACCACTATAAGCTGCGATTCCAGTTACAATTCCAACGACTTGATCTCCATGCCAACCTAACCATGTAAATGCTTCTTCTAACTGAGTGATAACCTCAGTTCTTGCCCACCCTGCGTTTTTTGTAATTGTGGTTGTTGTGATAGCCATTAGTCTTTATACCTCCAGTTGAAGAATCGTTAGGTTAACTGAAATACTTGTGGTAACTCCTGAAAGATTTGTAATTGCTGCATAGATGGTTGTGTCTGCAGGATCATCTAGATTTCCACCCATTACAAAAGGAGTAATAATTTGTGTTGTTGAAATTCCCGTTGTGATAACCTCGACAATTACACCACTTCCAGGTGCTGGATCAACACCCTGACTTCTGGAAGCATCAGCAGTACGAGATGCACTATCAGTATATAGTCTTAACCATCCTGCCGTAGATAATCCAACTTTCATTAATGAATAAGATTTAAATCCAGTAATATTGGTATTACCAATTCCATTATTTGCAATTGATGTTGTTACTCCAGATACAACTGCTCTTGACTTAAGAGTATTAGAACCAACAAATGAAGTTGCTGTTACAACACCAGATACACTTATTTGCTTAGCAAACAATGTTGTCCCAGTAATGGTGGTGATACCAGAAAGAGTAAGTCCACTATCATTAATGGATAACGCTGTAGTTCCATTATAATTATTTAAGAATATGCTACCATCTGGAGAACTGTAACTTCCCCCAAGAATAGTAGTACCCTGGAATTTAATTCCAAATTGTTGTGGTGGAGATGTATTTGGAATTGCAGCATCAAAATCAATATAATTGTTTCTACTTCTCAACGATATAGTTGATATAGAACCAACATCATTACCAGTTCCAGAAACAATCAGGTCCTTGGTAGATGTTATACCAGTGTTTTGAATGTAAGTAAAAGTAGAGACGCCAGAAACATTCAAATTACCAGCAATTCTTGTGCTTCCATAAGTATCAATAAAGAATAACTCATGGTCAGAACCTCCATAATAATTTGAGAAGTAATAAGAAGATGCTCCACTTGTACCTGCTCTAAAATATTGTTGGGTTCCTATTTGTTGAATATTTCCAGTGTTGTTAAAGGCAATAGTTCCAGGTGTAATGCGAGTTGATGTAGTATTACTGACAACATCTAATTGACCAGCATTTCCAGATGTAGATCCAAATGTTGCAATACCAGTTATATTAAGTTGTTGTGATTGTAAAGTTCCAAATATGGTAACACCATATCCAGTTGTTTGTAACTTATTGCTACCATCATTAAATAACGTAACTGCACTATTTTCAATCCCAGTAATAATATTCTCATTATTTGCTGCATTATTAATAGCAAATCCATTCGCCAATATAACTAAGTTTCCTACTCCAAAATCTTTGATGTAACTATCAAATCCATCATGAAAAATTTGAAGATCATTGCCATCACCAAAATTTAAAATATCATTATCACCAAGTCTTACATTACTTTGGAAAGTTGCTACACCAGAAACATCTACACCACCAGTAAATTTGGCACCACCAATAACATCCAGTTTTGCCGATGGAATTGTAGATCCAATACCAACCGAATAGCCGGACCCTATTTTCAAATTTGATTGTAATTGTCCACCAATAGTTACATCGGTACTAATAGCAACATTAATTGCATTTAGGTTTAAATTATTGGGACTATCAATGGTCGGGGTTCCAGAAGCACCAATTAAATTTATTTGCTTTATACCAAAACCTTTATCTGCCATGAGATGTTTTTAAGTATTTAGATTTGCCTGAAAGATATTCCAGAAAGTTTGACGCCACTAACCGAAGGTTGTGCATTACTAGCAAAAGGATTTGCCAAAACTCTCCTAATTGCTCCACGTAAACTACCATTACCACGAACATTATAAGAATCATTAGTGAAAGATGATGCATCAAAAGTAGCATTATAAGTTTGAGACCAATAACCAACATCATTTGGATTTGGATATGGATCAGACAAATTAATTTCAACAGAACCATGTTTTTCTAACCACTCATGCACATCTGATTGAGTAGCTTTTCGATTTGATTCAAGATATAATGCAATCACTGAACAAGTATTTGGACAAGCAGAACTTGTACCATTAAACCAACAATCATGAAAATTTGTGTTATCAACTCTTGTAAAAGATTCATAAGAACTTGTATATCCCGCTGCCATGGACATTTCTGCAGGTGCCCATACATTAATCATTGGACCAGAATTGGAATAACAAACTTTTCTGATTGCATATGCTGTAGAACCTTGTTTTGAATCTGCTGGTTCTACAGCACAATCTAAAGCACCAACTCTTATAGTTCCTTTCTTTCTTTCATGAGTTCCAGTAAATCCTCTACTAATACCACCACAACGATTAATATAGTTTGATGAAAAACTATACCAATTATTAAAATCTATATCGGTCTCATCAGCAAATTTTTGATTTTGATTTCCAGCAGAAGTTAAAACAATACATCCAGCAGCAATAGCATTCTCTGCGGCAGAACTAGTTGTTGCATCATGTGGCGTAAACTGACCACTACCAAGATAATAACTTAGACCAGTTCCAGCGCCAAGATTATAAGTAAAAGTCTTTGTATTTCTACAAGCACCAGCATTTGCCTGAACTGTAGTATCATTTCCATTTCCAGTATAATTTAATGTTACTCCTCTATATTGATGAGTATATACAGAACCATTTACATTACCTGTTGAGGAAACGTTTCCCCAACTATTGTTGATGATTGTTGGGTCTGCATTTCCATTTTGAGTAATTTTCTTTGCCTGATGCCAAATCGTACAAACATTCAAAGCAGCACTACCATCAATAATTCCACCGACACCACTAAGAGCAATTCTTATATTCCAAACATTACATTCAAATGCTAACCCAAAAGACTTTCCACCAATCTGAGATGCACATGCCGTACCATGTCCATCAATCAATTGGTTACTATTGGCATTGGCAGTTTTAGTTGCTACATGGGGGACAGTGTATAAAGCATTTATGGGAATTGTACCCAAACTTTGAAACTCCGCAGAACGATTAGATGCATTTCCCCACCATGCGGCAGATGCAGTTGTAGCAATACCGACACCAAGATTAACACCATCTACAATTTTAATATAGGTTAAACCTCTACTATTGAAATAATCTGGATCTACTTTATAAGGTCCATCAAGAATTACATCTTTAACTCTATAAGTTCCATCTCGTCTTTGAAATTCTGGATGCAAATAAGCAACTCCAGAATCAATGATAACTGCATCAACTCCTTTGCCTGTCAAAGAATAACTAACATCACTCTCAACATATGTCGTACTAGTAACTCCAACTCCCTTAAATGGAAGACTGGTAGGATTATTAACAAATAGATGCGACCAATTGGAACGGATATCATTTAAAAAATATGTTGTTTCATTATCAAAAGCAGCAACTACTTGTGGTTTATTAAATGCTACTGGTTTTTTATATCTTAAGGTATGAGTTGATTGTGGTTGTGGATATTTTTCTGGGTTTAATTCTACACTTTCAATTTTTGGATGATTCTTCAATATCTCTGCTTCTTCTTGACTCATCAAATAAATTGAAGTTCTAAGAGAATATTCTTGAATGTTTATACAAGGTATTGCTCTATTAGGAATACCATCAATCTCATTCTCATTAATAATGTAATTGTGAACCTCTTCCCAATACTCAGACTCCTCAACAATAACAATATACTCATCGATAGGATCTGGAGTATATTCTATGACGGGAGTTTCTGGAGATAAAATAATCTCAATATCTTCTGTTACTGGAATTAATCGTGTCATATTACAATAGTGTAGTTCTTACTAATCTATAAGTAGTTATACCATTAACACCCGTTTCTGGTGTTACTTGCAACTTACATACACCAGCAGAAATTGTTGCGCCAACAGAAACAATTAGATATGGTTCTGACATAACACCATACTCCTGCGAATATGCGGTTGTTCCATTTTGCATCACAAGAACTTTCTGTGCCTGAATAGTCCCAGATTGAATAAAGTGCAATGTATATTCTGCGGTTTTAAAATCGTTTGTAGAAATCGTAAAACTATCAATGTCAGTTGCAATCCCAGCAGAAGCATTGAATGTTCCAAATCCAGTCTTTACACCATATCTCTCAACTTGTAATGGTGTTTGTGGACTTGTTGTTGCAATACCAACATTTGAAAGAGTATGAATACCAGAAGCATTTGTAACCCATTGAGTTGGAGTTGCACTAATAGTTACATTTCCTGTAGACTGATTTATCGCAATCCCAGTTCCTGCAATGATAGAAGTTACAATTCCAGTAAGACTAATTCCAGATCCAACAAAAGATGTTGCCGTTACAACTCCAACTAGAATATTTGGAGTACCAGTTAATCCCTGAGAAGTTGTAGAAATTCCAGCAGTTGTAGCATATCCTGCAATTGTGGAGAACCCAGCAGTTGTAGCATAAGTTGAAACACCAGAATTAGGAACATAATTTATAGTGGATGAAACTGTTACAACTCCGACAGAAAGCGCAGATACACCCAATCCAAATCCAAAATCAATAGTGCCAGCAAATCCAACTACTGATCCAAGATTTTTAACATTTATTCCAGAACCGCCTCCACCAACACCAGAAATAGCTACATTAGTAATAGAAGAAATCCTCCCATCATTATCAACAACAATTTGAGGGACAACTGTTGAGTTCCCATAAGTATTTGGGGATGCGCCAGTAAGGTTGGTTAAAGAAGAACCAGATCCTACAAATGATAATGCTGTTATTACACCAGAAATATTAGCACCTGAAGAAGTAATAATACCACTAAAGTTTCCTCTGGTTGCTGTTAGAATACCAACGGAAATACCATTTGCTGTTAAATTACCGCGATTTGTTATGGAATTTAATGTGTCAGTCTCGGTATAAGAAGTTAAATATCCAACAATAGAATGGTTACCCCATCCATAAGAAATATCCCAATTACTAATCTGTCCTGAAGTAATTGAAGTAGCAGCACCAGTAAAAGTATTAAGACCTATTTGAGTATTAACATATCCTGTTGTAGCATAACCTACTAATGCATTGGTAACATAACCAGATGTAACGTACCCAACAATAGAATGGTTACCCCATCCATAAGAAATATCCCAATTACTAATCTGTCCTGAAGTAATTGAAGTAGCAGCACCAGTAAAAGTATTAAGACCTATTTGAGTATTAACATATCCTGTTGTAG